TGTCCGTCTTGTCCGCATTAAACTATGGTATTATTATTCTAGAGCAATTATCATATACGGTTGACAGGCGTCAAAGCTTGCTGACTTATACTGTTAACTGCGCAAGACCCTTATTTTCATATACTCCCTCAAGGCGCCATCTTCCCCCTTAAAGTTGGCGCTATTTTAATGTGTTAAATAGTTATGATATATGTTGATTTATGACATATTTTGGTATATATTTAAACTAAAATACATAGGGGGTTCTTAATATGGCTAGAGATTCAATAGAAAGAAAGATTTATTATTATGATATAGTAGCGACGGTATTACTAGATGGGACAGTATTTGAAGCAAATAACCAGGATGGAATAATAAGAGAGGCATTTAGGACTATTAAAAATAAGTATGATGAAATTAATAGTTTGGAAGATGAAAATGAAAAAAAATTTTGGATAGAAGACTTGGAATATAATACTGATCAAGGGGATAAAATATATATTGTAGTAGACCAAATTGAGTTAACTGATAATATTAAATTTAAATTAGTTTTATGCAGACAGAATGCATTCCCTTATATTGAAAAGAATGGAGAACTATCTACAATTGCGAGCTTTATAACGGGGGATTTTAATATCGCAGAAATAACACATTGTGTCATTTTTCCAGAGAGTGGAGTTATGGGGGCTGAGTTTAACTTTGCTGGAGCAAGACCTAGCACTATTGCGAAATATATCCCACATGTTTTCAGAAGTATTGCTCAATTATTGTGTACAGCAAAACTTAAAAGCAATGTATTTAGACAAATCATTGAGGATGATACATACAGCCTATTTGAACTAGGTGTGAAGAACACTCCTGATATGAAGAGGATACTAAGAGATGATCTTGGATTTATCGGATGTTTTTTTGATGATATTGAAGATGTAGATACATTAGAAATTTTAATTAGACGTAGAAAAACAAAGAAGAAAAATGGCTTTGATATTCCAATGGATGTTCAAGGTATTAAAGAGTTTGTAACTAATAACAGAGAAGATATAAGTAATTTTAGAGTTTCTCAGGGAATATATAAAGATGCGATTGATTTGTTGAGTGATAAACTTGTATGTGATAAAAATTTCATATATACTGAGAATAAAACAATTGATTCAAATGAAATGTATGCATCTATTGTTAATTACTACGACGCTGTTGTTAGTAGGGAAAATTAATCTTTAAAGGAGTGTGATAGTATGAGTATGCATAGAAAGTCAAAGAAAACTTTTGCTTTAATATGCTTAATACCTTTTTTAATAGGGATAGCTGTTTCACTTATAAGTATTATTTTATTTGCAAAAGTACATTATGAGATAGATACAAATAGGCTTACTGGTAACGTAAATACAGTATTAGGAATTTGGGGAAGCGTGCTTGGATTTATAATCACTGCAGAATCAATATTAGTTGGATTTAGCGGTGGGCAACGTACAAAAGAAATAATGGAATCAAGACATTATAAGACGGTTTTATTTACTTATACGTTTACTTGCTTAGTTTTATTAATTAGCCTAATAATCTTTATTACCATTTCAATAATTGGTACTTTTAATGTTTGCATATTAGGGATATTCATTGCTTGTCTAGTGGTTACGGCTATTTATATAATATTGTGTATTTTCTACTTAGCCTTAATGGTAATAACGTCTTTTATTGGAGAAGACAATAAAGATACAGAGTTAAAGCAACTAAAAGACATCTCAAATAAGTTAGACAATATTAAAAGAAATATTGATAGTAAAAAATGATACTATATTTAAAATACATCATTTCTATTAAGTAAAATGATGACTATAACAACACAGGAAGTAATTAGACTTCTTGGATTTAATAAAAAAATAACACAGATGGTTTCTGACAAAAGCAGAATTATACAATGTAATGTTGTGTAGTTCTGCTTTTTTATTGGATGTATAAATGCTTGATGGGAAGGCATGCGGAATAGACATCCTACAACCCTCATTAGGATGTCTATTAATGTCAAAATATGTCGACTGATATTTGTTGAATTATATGATATATAGTGTTAATGTGAAGTTAAAAGGGGAAGGGGGTGATTGTAATGAGTAAAGCTAATACAAATAAGATTTTAGGAATTTTAAATTCTAAATGGGGAAGTAACATATGCCCAGCTTGTAAATCCGGAGGAATGGCTGTGGAGGATACAATATTCGAATTACGAGAGTTTAATAACGGAGCATTGGTTATGGGTGGAGGACAATCAATTTATCCAGTAGTACCATGTGTATGCAATCAATGTGGATACATACTATTTATTAATCCTAAAATCGTCGATGCTATGCAATAGATATTTACTAAAAGCACTCATAACTTGGGTGTTTTTTTCATACAAAAAAGAGCTGTATGGCCATACAACTCTCTTTCGCGTTTATTACTGTTGACATGTAAGTATAATTATCATAAAGATAAATATTAAGCAGAAAAAATTAGAAATTTTCTCATGCTTAATTATAAGGGTACGGAATAATTTACAAGCACTTATTCCGTATACGCCAAGCAGCAATAAACATAAATCCTTAACTACAATAGCCATATCCATTAATACCTTCCTCCTTTCTGAGAGTCTGGTCTTACATTATCAGTATGATAAATGCCATCGTCTAAGGGATAAGTATCAGTATTGAATGGGTGGCTAACTCTGCTAACGTAATTTTTTGGATATGGCTATCTATACTATGTATTGATGATCTTTTTACGTTAGCAATCTAAATTATACCATTTTTACTAAAAATTACAAATGTTTTATATTTCATGTAAAAAAATTAGAAAATAGGTATCTCAATTAATGTCTTTTTATGTTGCATTATTTGGAAATTAGTGGTAAATTTAAAAACAAAAGGGGAAATTACTAATGGATAATCTAGAACAACTTATTAGTGTAAGTGCATTAGAATTAGAGGAACAAATTTTTGCAAAGGAAGGGGTAAGGATAGTTATTCGAACTGGGAAAAATGCTATTTTTAAACCTTATAATTACAAAAATAAGGCCGACGCCAGAACGAATATAACTAATTGGTATATGACTAGAGTTAAACCAATATTGGGTGTTTTTGAAGGGGTAATTATTGACGGTAATGGAGATATTCCTCATGGAAGAACGCAAATGCAAAATATAAGAGAAAGCTATAAATTTAAATAGTATAGTCGATTCAAAGCACTCATAACGCGGGGTGCTTTTTTCAAACTACAAAATAAACAGATAGGTGGCAGTATAGCAATAACGCCAAATTAGATATTCCCCAATATATCATATAGACACCTCTAACAAATTTAGGAAACAATCAATATTGGTTCTTTTTATACCCTAAATTAATCTATGAAAGGAAGTGAACCTAATGGCATTAACAGAAAAACAGAAGTTATTTGCAGATGAATACCTTATAGACCTTAATGCCACTAGATCTTACAAAGAGGTCTACAAGAGCTGTAAAAAAGATGAAACAGCAAAGGCTAATGGAAGTAGATTGCTAACAAATGCTAACCTTGTATCTTATATAGAGGAGAGGATGAAGGAACGACAAAAGCGCACTGAGATATCCCAGGACAGCGTACTGAAGGAACTTGCAGCTATAGCATTTGCCAAGGCATCTGACTATGCTAGAGTTATAGAGAAGCAGGCAGTATACACAACCGATGAAGGTATACCAATACCGTTAAAAGATGATAAGGGTAATCCATTATTAATAAACGACGTGGAGCTAACAATTACTGATAGGCTAAATGAAATACAGCTGAAAGCACTATCTGGTATCAAAAGAGGTAAGTTTGGAATTGAAGTTGCTCAGTGCGATAAAGTCAAAGCCCTTGAGCTGTTAGGCAGACATTTAGGAATGTTTAAAGATAAACTTGAGTTATCAGGTATGAATGAAGAGAAGTCTAAGTTAGATAATCTAGTTTTGCAGATGCGTGGTGATTAGTATTGAGTGATGAAAACCTAATATTATCTGATAAATATAAAGACTTCCTAAAATGTGATGCACCAACAGAGTTTCTCGAAGGAACTACAGCTGCAGGTAAAACTACAGTAGGTATATTTAAGTTTATGCTTAAGGTAGCTCAGAGTAAAAAGAAATATCATATTATTGCAGCTAAAGACACTGGTACTGCAGAGAAGAATATAATCAATAAAGATTTAGGTATTATTGATGATTTCGGAATGCTTACAGAATACAACGGTAACGGTACCAAGGATGAAAAGATACCTCATATACTTTATCATACGAGCAATGGTGATAAAGTTGTATTTGTAATGGGTTATGGGGATAAGAAGAAGTGGCAGAAGGCTCTTGGTGGACAGTATGGATGTTTGTACATAGATGAAATCAATACTGCAGATATTGACTTTATACGAGAAGCTGCTATGCGTTGTGATTACTTCATGGCCACACTCAATCCCGATGATCCTAATTTAGCAGTATACAAAGAATACATTAACTGCAGTAGGCCATTACCACAATACGCTGATGATGCACCAAAAGAAATAAATGATATGCTTACAGAAGAACCAAAGCCCGGATGGGTCCATTGGTTCTTTTCTTTTGCTGATAATTTGGGATTAACCAAAGAAAAGATTGAACAAATCATCATGAACGTTCCTAAGGGCACTAAGCTCTATAAGAATAAGATTCAAGGAATACGCGGTAGAGCTACAGGAGTTATCTTCTCGAACTTTACCCATAAAAGGAATGTAATATCAGAAGCAACACTAAGGCAGCTAATGGGTGCCAAAGTAAAGCCTTTAAGGTTCGCTACATTCTCAGCTGCATTAGATACATCATATTCGAATAAAAGTCCGGATACAATTGCTATGATATTTGAGGGTATAACAACAGATGGCAAGTGCTTTATATTGGATGAGGAAGTATATAACAACAAGGACCTACAGATAGATCTAGCTCCTAGTGACGTTGTTCCAAGACTTGTATCGTTCCTGGAACGCAACAGAGTAAAGTGGGGATTTGCAAGAGACGTGTTTGTTGATAGTGCAGATCAGGCAACACTTACAGAACTCAAGAAGTATAAACGTTTAAATCCTTGTTTATATAACTTCCTGAATGCATATAAAAAGATAACAATTATAGATAGAATCCACCTTCAGTTAGGGTGGATTTTTGGTGCTGATAAAGTATATTACTTTGTCCTGGAGCATTGCAAGAATCATATGCATGAGCTTGAAACTTACTCATGGAAAGATGATAAATACGAACCAGAGGATGCTAATGACCATACAATCAATGCAGCACAGTATGGATGGATACCATTTAAAACAAAGATAGGCACGGGAGGCTAATTATGAGCACAGAGCATTTAGTTATGATATGTCTAACAATATACATTTGCATATGTGAAATATGCGAAGTGATAGATAAGAGAGGTGATAAACAGTGAATTGGTTTAAGAATATGATTATTAAGTTATTAAAGATAACACCTGCAGTTGAGAAGAAGATTACAATAATAGAACCGCTAAGCTTCCAGGGAACCGTACTAAAGAATCAGCTCTGGTACCGCGGTGATCCTTCGGAATTAGAACAGTTCTTTAAACAAGCTGCATTGGATGAAGTGGCTAAAGCAAGGTTCTGGGCAAGTGTTCCATCCACTAGGGTGAGAAAAATACATTCAGGTATCGTTCAGATAGTTATTGACAGGCTAAAGGATATTGTTGTCGCAGATCTAGACAGTATAGACTTTGGAGAAAAGACAGAAAAGAAACCAATCAAAGAATTGTGGGAAGAGATAGATAAAGATAATACCTTTGAGGAACTTCTTGGCCAGGCAGTACAAGGCGCACTGTCATCCGGAGATGGAGCCTTTAAGATTAGTGTGGATGAAATAAGCCAGTATCCAATTATAGAGTTCTATGAGGCTGATACAGTTGACTTCGTATCTAAGAGAGGCAGAATACAAGAGATTCTGTTTTATACTACCTATACAAAGAAGGACAAGGATTATAGGCTCCAAGAGACCTATGGAAAAGGTTATGTTAAATATAGACTTTTCGATGATCAGGGCAAAGAGGTTGCGTTAACATCCGTTGATGAGACTGCTAATTTAGTTGATGTTACCTTCTTGGGTGACTTCATTATGGGTGTACCGCTTAAGATATTTTCATCTAGTAAATGGAAAGGCAGGGGTAAAGCGTTATTTGATTCTAAGACAGACGATATCGATGCGCTAGACGAAGTTATCAGCCAATGGTTGGATGCAGTTAGATCCGGAAGAGTGAAACGATATATACCAGAGGATTTG